CATAATTTGACATTCCATGTTCCTCTATGAATACGTAATCTGTACAGCCATAACTCCGCTCTCAGTACTCGTTTTCGTGTGAGTTGGAGAATATGCCCCAAGAGCAAGCAGTGTTCCGCTATTGGCAGTACTGCTTGCATCGTCCCCAATAAACACGCCTATCTCTGAAAAAGTTACCCCCACTGCTTCGGTAGGCTCTATATAAATTTGTGCGGTAATCACACCGGTTGATCCCACGGCAAAGGAGGTTGTCTTTTTGCGAAATCGCTCATTTGTGAGTGTCGTGCTTCCGCTTCCGCCCGCCGCCCCGTCTCCTAAAGCGATGTAGCCGACCTCTGGATTACCCGCGCCTTGATTAGCATCCCTGAGCAGATTTAGCCCAACAATGGTTCTTGTTAATGACATAAATCACCTCAGCAAATAATAGTTGTGTCGCTGCACAAAGTTGAGTTAGAGCAAATAGGACAAGCATGGATAGTAGGCGTAAAAGATATGTCAACAGATATGGCAACACTGAAGGATTGCGAGATCGTGACAATGGTCGTGGTAGCAGAATTAGCAGAACTAGAGATGTTGCCAGATCCGGTAATCTCCCCCCAAAATGCAACCCATGTGGTGTCATTTGGCCCTGAAATACAAAATACCCGATACCAGATATTCAGGCCATCTATACTGTCAGTAGCCTCAACACTTTCAATAAGCATGTTTGTCGTGAGACTCAAGTCTGGAATGTTGACTGATATGAATTCCCCCGGCTCAAATCCTGCCTGAAGAGTCATGAACTCGAACTCAGGAGGAGATTGCACTGCGTAGCGCGTGAGGCGTGCACCGGCTATTTGGAGCTGAGCGTCAAGTGTCGTCAAAGCGATATCTTCAACGGCGTCAACCTGACCGCTAGAGCCATCTATAGCAGCCTCTAGCGAGATCTGAGCATTATTACTGACCACAGTCACGTTGTTGTACATGCCGATATAGGACACGGCTCCGTGATCGCTACTGATCAGTTTTGTTGCACCGCTATCTTGCGTGATGTGCACGTCCCCTTTGCTCCAATAGAAGTCTTTCCCGCTGTCCACACCTCTGATGCCGACTGTTTTCGCCACGGTGTTGATGGTGATCGTTGGTGCTTGCGAGATGGCATAACGCATATTCCATGATTGAGTGTTGTTATCCCCAATGAAAGTCTCGTTTTGCAGAACAGTCTCGACTGTTCCGCCTTTAATAATCTGATTATTGCGATAGGTCGGATTTGTGCGTGTGACTGTCGGCGCGCTTCCTGACAACTCGCCTTCGTCCACTTGTGTCCCATCGATAACAGTCGAATTTGGGATGGCATCATAAGGCACAAGCCAGTACTGGCTACTATAATCAATTTGCCAATAAAAAGGCACACCGCTCGACGAGATGCTTTTTACAATCTGGTCTGAGGCTTCAGCCGCTGTGCAGTAGTCGAAGGCTATGGACGATATTACCCCTATGGCCTCACCGCAGAGTGTAGAGTCCCCACAGAGTCGCGTATCACTGATCGTGTTATCATCGTAGATTTGACCAATCGTGACCCCTTCAGCCGCAAGATAATTCGTATTGATGTAGCGTGCGATCCATGCCCCCGTATATCCCACCCAGGAGCCGACCACGCGCCTTTTGTCTGCCAATCTGTGCTTATCGCAAGCCTGCAACTGGTGATAGAGCTTTTTCGCAAATCCAGGTTTTTTGTAACTGGGAGCGGTTAAGTAGCCAGCAAAGATACAGAGATTATTCTGATCATAAATCGAGATCTGCGAATCCTCTGGGAAGAAATACGGAGCATCTGTCTTGATCGCAAGCGAGGCAGTAGATCGCCGCCCGATCGCACTCTGAATCGAGATGGAACCGGCCTCGGGAAAGTATGGCTGCTGTGAAATCACGGCATACGTTGTCCCGTATGGACCTATCCCGTATGGACCCGAACCGTATGGTCCTGCTCCGTATCCTATTGGCATATGCTCCTCCTATGCGTGATACCATTTTGAAGTGGAACTATCCCAGACGAAAAACATCGCTCTATTGGCGGCTATAACCGCAGAAACTCCATCTGCTACATTTGATGTGCCAGCAGTCGCGAATGTCACCGTAAAAGCCGATTCGTTTACGACAACGACCTCCTGTCCTGCAAGTGTGCCTGCTTGCAGAATGACGCCGGTGATGTTGCCAGCAGGAGCCACGCGTGCAACACCCACGCCCGATGTAGTAATAGTTCCATTTGTCGCGGTTGCAGGAGCAGTTGCACTTTGTGCCGTCGAAATCGTTCCATTGCTTAGTTCTACCGTTCTTGTGGAATATGCGTCACTGTATTGTCTGATGATAGTGGCATTAGGAATGTCAATCCTTTTCGAGTTCGTATTGACAGAAAAAATATCAGTAGAAGCATCGTCGCGAACAACAAATGCAGAAAATGCATTAATTGGCAGGATAAAAGCACCACCTTTGCCCTGACTTCCATCTACCGTCAGTCCACGACCATGCAGCAATATCATCGTATTGCCGGTTGGCGTGCCGGTAAAGTAGTTCCCTGCGGTTTGATAGCACTCAGAGGAGACAAAGCCTCCGCCGCCGTCATTGGCGAACCAGATGGCTCCATGCGTGCCTTCGTTGCGATACAGGAAGGTATTAATGCGATAATCCAGCACTCCAACCGATGTAGTTACGCCCGCTGATTGGAAGACCTGGCCAGGATAAGGCGTATTACCTGCCTGTTGCCCAATCTGAAATCCTGATACGGAAAATGTTCCAGCTCCAAAAACTTCCCCTCCATCCCATGCGCAACCCGTGGCGAGAAGCACAACATTGACGACATCAGACCCTTCAGCCTGACAATTCGAGAAGAGTGCTGGCCCCTCAGCAAGCACCGATACGGCATTGACGCCTATGCCAGACCCCCAAAAGTGTGCATTTGTGAATTGTAAGACACCAACATTAGGCCCAATATGGAGATTATGCGAGCCATTATTAAAGCTCTCAAAATTTACAAAGATCGAGTCATGAGGTCCGCCCATGCGCCACCCAGCGCCGCCTGCATCATGTGTTTTGAGATTGGAGACGTGCGCTTCCATGCTGTCGTTACCCGGAGACGCGCTACCTCCATTCCAATCGGAAAGCACATTATCAGTGTAGCCATTGCGAATGACAACATTGCTGAAATTGAAGCCATAGCCGTAAAACCTCAGGACATACGAAGTAGCAGATTGATTTGCCTTGTTGCCATCCAGCGTTAGATCATGGAATCCAAAATTGTAGAGCGTGCCAGCCGATCCTGCTCCAAATGATGCACCTAGATTAATGTTTCCCGTCTGCGCACTGAAGAGATCCGCATTAGATCCATTTTTCAGCTTGATGATCGTTGCACCAATACCTGCTCCTGCATCGTGCACATTTGCATAGAGCGGTTGATTGCCTGTGATGTACGTTCCATTGGGCCAGAAGACAAGCCCGCCTCCTGCCGCATTTGCTGCTGATCTTGCAGCAGCTATAGCCGCTGTATCATCGGTTACGCCGTCTCCCTTTGCTCCTCCTGCATAGATGGAATCTTTCACATTGATGACAAGCGTGAGCGCACTCAAATAATTGTCGAGTGCCGTTCCCCATGGTGTCGATGCAATTGCTGGCAAATTCGGCATTAAAATTTGACTCCTACACCATTTCTAATTTCTTGTACGAAATGAGGCATAAGGCCACGGGCTACGGTTCGTCCTTCCATCACGAGGATGATAGGTTGCTGCCCACCACTTGCACCATAGCCACCACTCATCATTTGCGCCGTCTGACTTGCACTGTAGACTTTTGCTCCTTGTGGCAGGTAGCCGATAGATGGACTTGTTACCAGTTCCATCCCCTGTTCTGCAAGTTGTGCCCATCCACCGGGCGCATAACTCGTGCCCGACACAAAGCCTGGCAGATGCAAAGCATGCAAATCTCCTGGTATGCTTGTCCAATTGGACGATGTTGCATCTTGAATAAGCTTTGCAATGGAGCTGAATACACCCCCAATCGTTGCTAATCCATCAGTAAATGGCTTAACGAGATTATCGCGTACCCATCCATCTACTTCACCTAGTGCATTCTTGATGCCATTATATGCTTCCGTAAAACGATCATGGAACCATTGCCCGATGCCACCAAAGAAGCCAGTTATGATATTTAGTGCATCTTGAAACCACTTAACCATGCCATTCACGATATCAGGAATGATGCTATGTCCTATTAATTCGTCATAGAGGAACTTAAAAAATCCGATGAATCCATTGACGAAGCCCGATAGAAAACCTCCTATTACTCCTATTACCGCTTCAAATATACCTGCAATCGCATTCCACATCCCAGCAAATATTTCATATATGCCACCCATTGCAACTTTTACATCATCATAGAGCTTATCGAAATGTCCAGTAAATAAATCAACAAAGAAGCTAATAATTCCGCCAATTGCCTGAAAAATACCCGCTATGATTTGGACAATTCCACCGATGGTCTGTGCAAGGCCCTCAATCAATCCTGCCAATGCGCTGACCAGTCCCTCGATTGCCCCAACAAGGACAGCGCCAATAACCGCTCCAATTGCCCCAACGACAGCACCCAATGCTTCAAAGAATGGCATTGCTCGACTAAATGCCCCAATCATATTTTCGATGGCAGGCTTGATCTGGGTATTAAACACAGATACCAACTTATCCCAAACAGGCGTGAACGTCGTAACCAGAAAGGAACCGATGCCAGCAAGCATGTCCCACAACCACTTGGCATTAGACCCACCAGTAGTAAACCACGTGATTACATTTGACAATCCATTTACAAGTAGCTTGAGGCCATCAGCAACAAGACCGATTGTAACGACAATACCAGCAAAGATGTCTTTAGCGGCCTTCGTAGCAATTCCGCTCTTTTCAAACCATTGCGTGAATTGCTGTGTCGATGTACCAATATCTTTCAATGCTGGAATAGCCACCTCTTTCAGATGGACAAAGGCATCACCGAGTTCTTTGAATTTGGGAGAAAGATAGGCAATAGCAGGCTGAAGTGCCTCCATAATATCTTTTATGGCATGTCCTGAAGTGGACCACTCATACAAACTATTTGCAGATTTCTTAATTGCATCAATACTATTGATAAGTGCATCACGCAATCCCTTATGCGAATTCATGAAATCGGTAATACCATGTGTGATATCTTGCGCAATATCTTTCAGTGCATGACCAGATGTTACCCATTCATAGATGCTCGAAGCAGAATTTTTGATTGCTGTGATCCCATTATTAAGTGCGTCGCGTAGTGCCTTGTGAGAATTGAGGAATTGATTAATCCAGTTATCCGCATCCTGTATTGCTCTTTGCAGCCCCTGCCTCACCGATGTAGAAAAGTTCTCTATTGCAGGAATCGCTGCATGGCTGAACCAATCGCTAAAGTTATCGAGCGATGGCATAACATTGCTCTCAACAAAACCAGTGAGTCCATCCAGTACGGGAAAAAGTGCCGTCGCTATTTTTTCCTTGACATCATCCAGCCGATTGGTGAGGATCGCCATTCTTCCGCCAAATGTTTGTGTGGCATCCGCACTTCCCCCAAACTCACGCTGCAACTCTGCCAGCACAATCTTTTGTGCGCCTGCCACATTGCCAGCGTCCACCATCTGCTTGATCATGTCCTTTTGATTTTGCGTGAAAGTTACGCCAACACGTGATAATGCGGTTATGCCCTGCACAGGATCATTAAGCGCCTTACCCATCTGAATTGCCGTACTCTTCACATCCTGCCCCATCGCCTTTGACATGTCGAGCATGGTCTGCGTTGCCTGTGGAAATACATCCTTGCCAATATTGGTAAAGGTCAACAGCATATTTTCGCCTGCTTCAGTCTGGTCTTTGCTAAAGTAGGTCGTCTTTTCGAGCGAAGACGCAAGAGCCTCTAGAGATTGCTGTGTCATGCCAGAAGCATCACCAGTGGATTTCAAGACTTTGGCCGTCTGGGTCATTATGTCTTGATGCTGGATTGCAAGGCTAATAGAGTCGCTGACTTGATTCTTGAGGAAGCCAACCGCATTACCAACAAGATTAAAGACTGCCTGCCCAGCCGCAAAGGATAGCGCATTACCCAGCATGGAGCGAAAACCCGAAGAGGTTTCCGATACGGTTTGACCCATACTCTTTAGCTGCTGCTTGGATGCATCAACACCCTCAGTAGCCACGCGTACTATCATTTGTGAGGCTTGAACAGCCATCTATACTCCTCTCCTCTGTCTGATCTCTTGTCCTTGCACTTCTGCTGTCATCGCTATATGCGCCTTATCTCTCCAAAATGTAGCTTGATCCGGTAAATCCCACGGCATGCATCCTAGATATCTTGCTGCCTGCATATCCGCATACCAATCTGGACATTCCCCCATTTCACCTTTTGTTCCTAGATATAGCGCCAACGTATATATTTCCTCTTCGTTGGCGCTATCTAGTTTTTTGGTGCTATTATTGCCCCTATAATTTCTTGGACAACAGGAATTGAAAGATCTATCCATGCATCAGGATCAAGTGGATACTTCTTATCTCCGTCCATCATGTCCCAATCCTCGATTAAATTGATGATAAGTGTGTTCATCTCTCTAAATGCATCAATTCCTATGGAATTGGGGTCTTTGTGCCTGAACTCGTCAAGCTGTAATGATAGCCGTTGCGAGATCTTATGCGGATAATAATCAATATGCAGATCCCCATCACTGGTAGGGATCGTAGCACGAGCACTCTTTTTAATAATTTCTCGATAATTTGGCATGCATACCTCTATAAAGCACTAAGAGTATTAATCACGGTCATTTGTTGCGCCTGTCCGCTGTTCCAACTCGGATCAAATGCACAGGTCAGATCCCAATCAACGGCATAAATTCCTCCACTGTCCGCGAAATTATTTGGTTTAGCGGCTAAAAGAGCCATATCGTGTTGGAATAAGTTGTAGCTCTGTGCTTGTGTATTGATGCTTGCATTGCCCGGAGTGCCTAGACCTGTGAAGTCAGCGACAAGGGCCGTAGTGTCTTGTCCTAGTGTTCCTGTTTGGGGGAACACGATACTGTATGGGCCTCCATTAGATCCGCTTACGGTGACATTGTTTGCACCAATAGTGGAGAGTCCGACAAGCGCCGTTTGAACCGCAGAGGCCGCTGCATTATAGGCAAGATTACCGGTCTGCTGTCCTTTGTACGTCAACTTGAAGTTACCGCTTGACTGTGTTCCCAACGTGACCACCTGCAAATTGTCAATGACTGGCCCCGTAGCCTTCGCTCGCCAATAGAGCATCGTCTGCTTTTCCCAGTAGCTCTGCATAGCCGCAAGTCCAACAGCATCAGTCATAAGCAAGAGTTTGAGTGCGGTAGCTGGTTTTTGATCAACATGTCCAGATGGGCCAATAGACGGTCTGTTGCTCGCATAAAATGCTGCTGCAATGTTGCCAAAGGAGTAATCAACGCTGAAGAGTCGCGTAAGCCCTGTGGTACCAATGCCAGCGCTGGTCAGGTCAAGATAATAGAAGAACTGTTCAGCAGCAGCAGGAGCCTCTGCAATCACGGTTGGAGAGCTGGTGAGTGTGATGTTGTCACTCATCGGATTACCGAACATGGTGCCACTGATCATTGGGCGTGATTTAGGCGTCCACTTATAGCCAAATGCCGAGAGCATCATACGATTCATCGAACGCGCTCGTACACTGTCCCCCTGCTGCATGGTGTAGGTTTGTGGCTGTACACTTCCGGTAATGGGCGGTGTCCCTACCCACTTGTAGGCCACCGCACTGGAGCCATTCAATGTTGGAGTGATCAGGCCAAATGCAGACGGCATGAGGTAAGACATCGCATTGAAGTCGAGCACACCATTGACGGTGATGGCTGTCTCTTCCCAATCCTGTGTTTGTGATCCGATGTATTTATAGCCGCTCGGTGTGTAGGGCGTAACCGCGCCGTTCATACCAGGTACAAGGTCAAGTTGTGGAATGATCTTCGTACATGGTACGGCTGTTCCTGGTGTGCTTTCAACTCCAAATTGCCATTTTTGATTGACGCTTGCAATTTCGCTTGTCCACGTCATGCTTGTTTTGCCTTTCTCGTGATATGGCAAAACAAAGAGCCATATCAAACGTTTTTGTGATATGGCTCTAGAAATGGCTCGTCACGCTGCTATTTGGTTGTGGTTGACTACTTCCTCAATTCCTTCACGAAATCACCCCAATCTTCAGGTATCTTATAGACTTTGCGCCTGCTCTCCATCTCTTCTGCGAGTGGATACTTCCGTCTATGATATTCCTTGCCTGCTTTCCATCCTGCCCTTGCTGCAAGGATCGTCCCAGCGAGGAGAGCAAGCCCATAGAGTATCCATAGCCACGTTGGTATCATCGGTTATTCCCCTCCTCAATCTCACCCAACATCGGTAGAGCAGAATGGATGGCAATCTCACGCGCCTGTGCGTTCATCGCATCAATCCATTCTCTGTCAGTGAACGATAATCCCAATCTCCTACGAATCGCGTCTCTTTCTCGTTTAGAGATAATCCATGCAGATACTGATAAAATCATTCCAAGTGGCGCAAAAATATATACATACAGAAGCACATCGAAGATAACACCTATAGATGCAGAAAACATGCAGGCAGCAGAGAAAATGGTGAGAACTCCTAAAAGCTTTTTCATTGGTAAACCTCCAATGCCTGCTCTGCCAAGTTGATCAGTTGATTATTAGTCAGCATGATCTCCTCCACATCTTTCGTATCAAATGCGCATGTACCATCGAGTGCCACGCATATTACCTGCTTGCCGTCCAGCATGAGCTTGGCGTCTCTGCCTTGAATGGCAGCATTGATACCAAGGATAATTTTGAGCGTGTCAGCATTTTTGATCATCGGCTCCTGTCCTATTTCGTCACTCATTGTTTTACTGCCCCCTGACAGAGTTCTTTGATATTGATGATGAGACCACTTAAACTAGCGACAACCTCTAATGACCCCTGTAAGGTGGTGCGTACTTCTTCTTCAGTTTTACTAATCCATTCAAGTATCTTCTGTGCAAGCAATCGATCTATTTGTATTGCGTTATTTGTTCTGTCGCAGATATCAATAATCTCACCCAGTCCAGTGATAAATCCGATAGATCCATGCTCATCCCCACTTGCAATTGTACACAAGGCGGT